GTCGACTCTGGGCTAGTAGAAGATAGAAAGTCATGTTGCACATCGTAGTGTAATTCGCTGTTCGTTTTTCTTAATACATCACTACGTGCAGGAGGCGTCCACTCGAACTCTGGGACCCTCGGATGACATCGGGCTCCTACTGGGCCGTGTCATTGGGTACTTCTACTTGCTACACGTTCCGTGTAACTACATTTTGCTAGACTGTAAGAGACCTCTAAAGGTCACTAATCCACGACGGAATATCAATACCAAGCATACGATAACGGTAAGCAACACTGCACTGCACCGTGTCAGACTTAACTGACTTTCGAAGTTTGGACACCTCATCCATCGCCACCAGACTCTTGACCGTATCGGACGAACATATCTTCGTAACAAGAGCGTCGATACTATGCTGCGCAGATCCAGCATAATAGGCTTTGACTTCTTGCACGTCAACCTTTTGAAACTTTCGCATGTGCTTCGCGAATTGAATCAGTCTTGGAGCACAGGCATCTGCCTCCTTCAGGATCGTCTTCATATGTGGGCTTGTAGCGTACTCGGACATATGCATGCGAACGTGCTGGTTCATGCGTTGTGTCCGGATACGCGGGCCTGTAACGTGTACTTGAGTTGGGTCTCTAAGGAAGTCCATATCGGACAACAGTTCAAGGTCGTTGTTTAGCACAGCGTTCAGTGGCTCGGTGAGCTTTGGCTCCTCAGCGGCTATGCGACACAAATTTCCTATTCCTGCAGCGATTCGACTTCCAGTCTCAGTTCCATTTAGTTCTAGAGGTCCTCTCAGCCCCGCACCACCAAGTGCTATGGGAGTTAGACACCAAAGAACATATTCCACCTCGTTCATACGAGCATCCACCCTCACACCCATCTTATGGTGCTCCTTCATAGTCATGTGCACATAGGCATAGTAGGCCGCAGCATCGTTAGCGCCGGCGGTTTTGGCACCAATGCATTTTGATGCGTAATTCCCTTCCATTGAACTGGCGTCCTCTACGAGCTTCTTATCCACCTCACCGAAGCTCACGAACGACTTAGAACCATTCTTCATAGGCAAACCGGCATAAAAGACTTCACCCAATATTGTAGACAATGTCTCGGAAACATATGCCTTGTCCCATGAAAGCTTCCTACCAAGCACGCGCAGCTTCTCTTCCAAATCGGACACAATAAAGCGGACACGGTCTACTGTAAGTTCATCAACTGACACTTCTTTCTCATAACGACGCAAAGCATCATCAATGAATCCAATGAAAGCTGTAACACCTTCGTACGTACCGGATTCTCTAAGACACCTAGTATGATAACCATGGCAAACGATTTCCGTCCATGTGTTCTGAGCACCTCTGAGACCTTCGCGGTCGGTTCCATTCGATGGATAATGCACAAGTCTACCATGAACTCGGTAGTAAAGCTCATTCGTCAGCAGGGTGTTGGTGATAGCCTTGATGGAATTATCATCTGTGACTTCCGCAAAGAATTCGGACGTGAGGGCCTGAGACTCTGGATCCATACCCGGAGAGTAACCTTCCTTGTCGTCTGAAACTAGGAATCGTTGGAGAAGATCATACAACGCCGAATTGATCCTCAGAGCCGATTCTCCTCTGTCCTTTAGAGACATGGACATGAGGCTTTGCGGGACGTGTCTCAACCAATGACGCACGACTAGCTCCCAGGTTGACGCTAAACAACCAAAAGGGGCGCTAAGTTGGTAGAAAGGTCGAGCAGCAGGCTTCTGTCGTTCGAATCTCATACCAGTGGATATATCAAGAGAAAAGCCTACGTCAATCGGTTGGTGAGCGACGCAACCTGGAGCCATAGCGTCACCAACAGCCCGCATCTTGTCGTAGGCCTCCTTGATGTCCGGAAGCTTCGGATGCTTCAGTAAGTAGAGCAACTTCCTCTTCTCATACATTGGAGCATCCTGATATGCCTGCATAGACGCATATGACTTGGGATCAGAGGGGGCACATGCGCTGTCAGCAAGCCCCAGATAGGTGTCAAAGTCTGGGATTGGAACCTGCATGCTACCACGTAGATCGATGTCGTCACTCTCTCGCCAGTTATCGCTAGGTACACCGCGAACACGATAGAAGATGTGCCAGTGCTTATCTTCGGCACCTGGTTTTACCTTCCCAGGATAGTAGCCATAGCTCTGAAAGAACAATCGCATGTACAGATATCGCATATAAATGTACATCTCTTTCCGTTCAAAAGTCCGTCTAAGATCAAGAGTACTCCCTGAATTGAACCGACAGTCTAATGGCTGACAATGCTTCTCAAGCTGATCCAGGGTTGTCCCATACGCACAGACTTGTGGATAGAGACTAAGCTTGTTCATTCCAAAGAGGTCGATGCGTGCGTCAATTGGCAACTGATCAAGCAATCCAACAATTCTGAAGACAACATCCGTATATCCTGGCACCTTCCTCTCCGCTTTCTCCTTCATGTGCTTAGGATGGTCATAGTAGCGTTTTCCAGCCAATGTCGCTAGGGAAATCCAAACTACCTGGTCCAATACGGCTCCGACATTGCTAGCCAAGAAGGGATCCTCGCCTGCCGCCTCGTAGAGACAAAGTAGCTCCGCCAACAGCTTCTTCGTCACGGCTTCATACAGCGTACGCGTAGGTCCCTCCGTTAGGTCTAGTAGTCGTGCTCTGATGTGAGTGCAGAAGAAATCGAAGCTTCGGAGGAGGTTACAGAGGTCTGTTCTATCTCGTTCAAAAAGGACAATGCACTCTCCGGTAGCGAGGTGAGATCTCCCAATGATACCACTGTCCTTAGCCTTGTTAGAGGATCTCCACTTGTCTCTCTTCCCTGGTTTGGGAGTGAAACCGAGCGTTTCAGAGCGGGTCTGCAGGGCCTTGTCGTGGACTCTTTGGATACCAAAGGAGGCTGTAGTGCGCGAGAGCTTAGAAGGGTCGCTCTCATCCTTTCTCTGTCGACGAACCCAGTAGAGGGCGTTGTCCGCAACGTACGTGCGGACGTAGGATTTGCATCTGCGAGTATCCTGGGCGCTCGTCGAGCTGACGCGGAGAAGCGAGATGTGCGCTGAAACCGCCGTGCAGACTGTGGTTTGCTTGCCTTTCTCAGTGTATTCCCCGTTGAGGATTTCCGCTCTCGTTGAACTGTGGAGACAATGGAGCCTAAGCTTCGGGGTGTAGGCTTTCTTGTAGAAGCTGCGCTGGTCCGCTTTGCCCCTCCTACTGTTGCCTTGGAGGTATAGCTGCTCGATGTAGTCCGCCGCATGTTCGCCAGTATGGTGGAGACGCTTCCCTTGCGCTTGCTTGAATGTAATGCTACAGTTCTCAGAATTGAGATTGGCGGCCTTACACGCGAAGCTGAAGAGAGTCTGCTCGTGAATCGCGGCGTGCTTGAAGGCTGCACTCGGCTGGATGGATAGCCCAGTGGATTCGGTGAGAAGCTGGTGAGCGAGCTTGTAGACACCTTGATTCCCATAGTAGGAGTTGCGCGCAGTGGCGGCAATGAGATGGGCACAGAAGCCTTGGGCAATGGCTGGACGACTAGCGAGGGTGTGTGAACACTGACGAATGCGTTGAATGGGGTCCTGCGCCACGAAATGCATGGCACTAGCTTCGTTAGGAACGTCGGGAAACAGCGGGGCTCCGCCGCGGATGGGAAGGTCGAGACACTTGGGATCGACGATGATGCCGGCGAGGCCGGAGACCAGAGACACTTCATGAGGCGCGTGTAAGTTGTACTTAGCTTCGGTGGCAGTCATAAGGGATGACTATGGTTGCAAACATTCCAGTCTATTAGCCCAGAGTCTACTGTCTGGGGACTTGTGTGACTTGATGCGTCATCC